TGGAATCTGTCACTGCTTTAGCAGCCGTTGCCGTAGTTACCGCTTCCGTCGCACTTCCCGCAGCCACCGCACCAAGTGTATTGTATTGAGCAATCAACGGATTACGTCGGATAACCGGAGGTCTTCTGTACGGTCTAGCCATGTTAAGCTACTGATTTAGCCCCTCTGCACTTCCATTTCTTTCGGCTGAGGCTATTAGGACTATTAGGATCATTCTTCCAGTTTCCTTTTCTTAATAGCTAACTTCTTACGCTTAACAGCCATTAGGTCTGCTTTTGTTATGTGACCTCTAGGTTCAGCCATAGCTGCTAACCGTTGTTGTTTTTTAGATTTGTACGGCATGACTACTTACTTTTCGGGAACCCACGCTCCATATTAGCGTAAGCTTCATCAGATATAGTAGATTTACTTTTGCTTCTACTGATACCTAAAGCTTTACGTTTTCGCATGTTCTCATAAAGTCCCGGTCTTTTACTTTTTCTTTTCATCTCTGTACTAATACCTCCATCATACGATCTAATTTAGTGTGAACTTCTTTAAGTGCTTCTTCTACCTTTGCGATCCGTGCTTCAACAGCTCTATCTCTTTCCCGTTGAGCAGCTAACTCCACCTCTATCTTAGTCATTCTTTTCTCACCGAGATCAAGACGTTCAATAACACGTTTGATAATCCACCCGATCACGCCAAGAGCGACGACCAGTCCGGTGTTAAGAAAGCTAGAGATGGAGTCGATCATTTTAAATATAAGTAACTTCTACTTCTGCGTTTTGGTATGAAGACGGAAACGAAACTACAATGTTTCTATTTATATTACTATAAGTTGACCTAACGCCTCCGCCAACGCTATCTAATTCAAAAGTCGCATTTAGAGTAGGAGCGTTTACTCCCGTGGGTTGATGTAGAGTTGTAACATCAATATAATCCTCTAAACCAGCTGGAGGAACTCCAAATTTATTATCCACGGTTCTTGAAACTATATATACTGCGGTCATTCTATAATTACCATTACCACCGCTATTAGTATTAGCACTTACTTTAACCATTATAGTTTTGGTTCTAGCTGTTGCTGGTATAACAAAGTAATCGCTACTACCGCTTGTTTGTACTGCTCCTAACCAATTATAGTTATCATACATCCACGCTGAAGCGGTTGTTGATGTTGGATCATACAATGGAGTTACACCGTCTCCGGTACACCCGCTTATTCTTATATGACCATATACTCCTGTGCTTTTTATAAAGTAATCTGTTATATTATTATAAGCACAATTACTTACTAGCATCTGTTTAGTAGAAACATCATTATCGAACTTAATGGCTATTTGATGTAAGTTGCGGAATAAACAACCTGATATAAATACATCCTGTTCAGTCATCGATATACCACCAGCCGTAGTAGATTGAGCGTACCCCGGATTACTCTTATTACCATCAAAAGTACAGTCAGATATGTTTATACTATTATCGTTTGCATCGCTCGTAGAAGAGATCGCATATCCTTTCATATTCCTGAAATGACACGAATTAATAGCAATCTCACTATCGTCGCTTTTTATCTGAATGCAACTTGCCGCTGTGGGTTCTTGTATATTCTTCAGGAATTGACAATCATTTATCTGAAAGTTAGCTACATTTGAAGAGCCTGTATTAAAAAGAATATCCGTATATTTACCATACTCATAATGACAGTTATTCATTTGAACATCAAATACATCAGATTTCACTCTAACACCATAATTCATATAGTAAAATAAAGTGTCACTTATAATAACATTCTGACAATCTTCAATATCGATACCCACTGAACCGTTTTCAATAAAACAATTATGAATTAGAGTATCACCTCCCTCGAAAACTTTTATAGCTGTTCCGGATGAAGTAAGAAATAAATCACTAATCCTAGCTCCAGCTGGTCTAGCCCTAATAACGGCACCTAAACTATCACCACCTTCTACATGAAGATCGGAAATAATAGCGGCAAGTCCCCCAGCGTCTAAAGTTTCAACACCACCAATTAAACCCTGACCTAGTACAAAAGTATCGTGACCATCAGTTGTTGGGTCTATTAAAATTCTTGTAGGAGCATCACCCGTTCCTTTGAAATGCTGACCTTTTCTAATGTATACAGTACCATCTACTTTATAATCACCGGGAGGAACAAGTATAGTTTGCCTCATGTTTAGGTCGTCATTCCCACCGTGTACCGTAGTGTGTTTAGTAATAGTGTTAAAAATATCCGTACAATCAGTAACACCTGTAGGATCAGCTCCGTAATCCAACACGTTCGCAACATCAGCAAACCGATCAGCAAGACTTCTAGCCGTCGTTGAACCCGTCGCTGTGGGTGAGTTTAAATCTCTTGTCCAAGTAGCTAAAGACCTCGTATCGCTTGTACCTAATGCTGTTACTTGTGCTTCATTAACCGTAGCAACAGAAGCCGCAGCAGTAGCAACCACACATATCTCAGCGGAGTTAGCAGGTATCGTATTAAATGTAATAGCTGTAGCACCTATCGTGTAGTCAGTGTCAGGCACTTGTACAAGACCGTCTATCGATACGATGTACGCTTTTGCGTCTGTTGTTTGCGGGGTAAATGAAAGAGTGAAGACATTGTCAACAGCGTTACCAGTGTGTGTGGATTTATAGAACCCAGCTAAATTGGTATCGGTAAGTGCGATCTGTGTGTCTACGTATCCTTTGTTAACTGCATCTGTAGCAAGCGTTCCGTCCGCTAAGTTCTTGATCTGCTTGTTGTTAGCGTTAAAGTTCGTACTACCTTCCAGCTCTTTCAAACCAGCATCCGCACCTTCAGTAGCTTCTTCAGCTAAGTAACGGTTATGTAAGTACGCTCTATCTAACTCAGACTCTGTTAACACCGATCCGTTCTGGAAGTCTACGAGGTTTGTGTTAGGTGCTGACCTACGTTTTATACGTACTAACTCACCACCAGCCAGAGCAGTCGTTGGGTTGCTCAGATTGATGCGTTGAGTAGGAGACGTTTCAATGGTGTAGTTTGTAGTGATCGTTTGATCTACACCCTCGATTTCCACAATAACGTGTTCGTCTTCAAGATACGGAAAGTTAAAAGCAAAGTACTGCTGTGCTGCTGTTGCTGTATAGTCTACGTAGGTGTTAGCCATGATGTTAAGTTTATATTATTAATTATTGAGTGAGAAGAGCAAGTCCTTAGTCGAGAGCGGGTAACATTAGTTCCTTCATACCTTTAGTGCGTTCAGTTCTTTTTTTACGTCGTTCTTCTACGCCTTCGATTCTTACAAAGTTTTTCCACGATACGCCATCCTCGTCTACGTAATTATTGTAACGCCTATCTTCTTTCATTTGGTTCCAGAAGTGATTTCTATATTCGCTTATTAACGATCCCAGTAAACCTATTTTAGTATATTCTCCATCAACAGATTGTCCGTAGTTGGCGGCTTGTTTATATTCCTTAGTACGCATCAACTTACTTACAGCTCTTCGTAAAGTTAAACCTTCATAAGATTCTCCAAATATAGTAGTATCTTTTCTCTTAGTACTCATTAAATCTGAGTAAGCTTGGAATAATGGATAATCAGTTGATGCGTTTCTGAATTTTCTTATATCAATATCACCCTTCAAACCTGTTTTCCTATAAAAATCTTGTTTACCTACAGGCTCTCTAAAGTCTGCAATAGCTTCTATAATTGCATCGTTTTTTAATTCAGATGTATAAATAGGATTTACTAGACCAAACAATCCGGAGTTTTGATACTTACGCTCCACCTTTTCACCAAATATATTTCTTTCATATCTTTGATTCGTCATACCTACTCTTTGTTTTAACTTCTCCCAAAGCCCCAAAGCGTACTCTTGGAACTCATCGTTAAGTGTGTTTAGCTCTCTAATAGGTCTAGGAAATATAGTACTTACTTGACTTGCTATATAACTTTCTACTTTAGCTGGCGGGGTGTTAGGGTCAAGCATATCTAAAATATCACTAAAACCCCGCAGGAATGTTTTATTTTTAAAATTATGAATAAAAGAAAGTAGTAATGTATTAGCCAAAGAAGCATCGTCT